TTACTTTGAATCAATCAAACCCTTTTTTAACTGATCTTTGATTTTTTTTACTTCGTGATATACCAGACAATGACTAAATGAGTTTTGATTTTCACTGGCTATTTCTCTATAGGTTTTTCCTTTGGTGTAATATTCGTGGAATACGAATTCTTGAAAATATGTTTTGGGGATTTTGGTATAGATCTTATCTATCTTCTGAAATTTGATTTCTATTTCTATTTTTTCTTCGATGTTGTCTTCATCTAAAATTTCTAAGTTGTCGTAGAAAATATTGTCTTTAACGATGTTATTTTTATAAAATGGACTCGTATTACTTCTCACATTATTTATGACCGCACGGATGAAATAATACGTAAAATAACCCTGTTCTATAACCTTGTTGACTTTATCTTCGTTTTCCAAGAATGATATTGCCAGTTCGGATATGAGTTCTTGTTTTAGATGAAGATTGGGTCTTAAGATATTATCAATCATTTCATCATAAATTGAGTTGGGGGTGCAAATTTCTTCAAGTATCTTGTGAATCATCAATTACTATCTTTAACGGTATATAAACACCACGTAATATTTTTCCTAACGTATAATCATCATATGTTCTAATTATTGTTAACAAAAATTCTAATATTGCATCGTTGTTATTTTCGAGTTGTTCTGATATTGTTTTTTCCATAGCCCTCACCTCTTCTCCAATCGTCTTATAATCTTTCCAAGCTTCTATGGATATAATGACCTGTTCAATAATTTCGGTGTCCATAATAATAAATATATGTGATTTATAAAAAAGATGTATTATAGCTTTTATTTATATACTCTATAGGTCTATAGATTTTCTTTATGTTACTTGAACTTTTCAAATTATTGTGATACTTATTATTAAGTTAAATGATATTTTGTGTTTCTCAGGGACTTATTTAAGCAAATATCAGCCTCAAAAATAGAAGGGTTCTTAAAGCTACTAGCACTAGCAGGGACTTATTTTTTAAGACCTAAAAATAGAATTATATACTAGTATTCATTACATATAGCTTTTATCTATATTCAATTTATGAAATCAGTTATAGAAATACAAAAACAATTAGTTCATTTAGTTAATACAGTTCCTAGTTGTAATTTTATTCCACCTGAAGATAGAAGAGATATTGTTTCAAATAGTATGTTACAAATTATTCAAAAATATAATGAAGGTAAATTGGAAGATAATTATGAAAAGACAAAAGGTTATTGTTTTATTATCTTAAGAAATTATTGTTTGCAATATAAAATTAAAACAAAAGAAATTCCAACGGATACAGATTTTTCGTTTCTAACGACATCTGACGATCACATTGATAAGGAATACTTGGAATACATGAGAAACCTTGTTAGAGCTCAATATACCAACCCAAAAATGAAATCTGAAGATATTGAACTATGTGAAATGATACTAGCAGGTTATAATAACGAAGAAATGGCAGAACATTTTGATTTAACAAAAAGAAAGCTTGGTCAAAAGAAACAAAAGTTATCAGTTAAATTAAAATTTATATTCTCCAAACCAAAAAAGTTTTATATCATGGATACAAAAAATCCTCATTATAAAATGGGTTGCAGAAGTGTTAAAGAAATTAAAATACATTTCCCCAACGAAACTGTAAGAAACATCAAAGAAAAGATTTATAATGGAAAACAATTCAAAGATGGAAGATATATTATTAAAAATAAAATAGATGAGTGATAGTATGGATAAGTTAAGATTTCTGTGGACAATATTAACATGTGCTGATGATATTGAAGACGATGAAACTTTACAAGATGAAGAAGAATAATTATATTTATCTTGTTAGTCTTATGTACTCCCCCCTGAAATTCTTGTTGTCTAATGTCTGTTCTAACTCAGGGGGGTTTTATTATCTTAATGTTCCTCCACGTTTGTATCTAACTCCTCGTTTCACTAAAAACTTGTGAACAGCTGCTCCAACACTTGGTGTCTTTCCAACAAACCAAGAACCATATTTGTTTTCTCCTGATGTAATGCAAGTTGCTTTACCTCCTGATACATCCAAGAACAATTGAAATGATACATCAAAGTATGTATAGATTGATTTATCCTGAAACTGAATAAACATTTCTTTGGTTTCATCGTTATACATAATCTTTCTAACATTTGCAGATTTTATATTATCTGCTCTCCATTTTCTAAAATGTTCTTCAACTGTCTCATCATTTAATTCTGACCCGAATAACTCTTCAAAGAATTTGATTTTAAACTCATCAGAAAGCTTTGGATGGTCCAATACCTCATCTATATCCCAATACTCTTCCATATCCAAGATTTAGTAGTTTATTGAACCTCTTATCCAACCTCCACATCCTGAACAGTTCTCTGTTGTTCCATAAGGTTCTACCCATGTTGGAACTCCTGGCCAGTTCATACCAAATGGCATGTATATTCCACCGAAATATGATTGAGGAGTTTTTGGTAAGTTATCTAATGCGTTTGGATTATCATACCAAGTAAATGTTCCAGGGTGGTCTAATAACCATTTAACCATTCTTCTTTGGTAGAACTCAGCAACATCCTTAACATTGTTTCTAATAAACTGTAATTCACTTAAATCAACAGGTGTTGAATACTCACTACTCTCTTTTGATAGAGATTTGTTTGTTGCTTTAAATGCAATAAATGGTAATGATAAATAAAATGTATATTGGGCAACTAATGGCTGAACAAAATTTCTCATGAATGTCTGCTCATCAGGTGTAAGTGTATTGTTCTTAACCGCTTCTTTCAATGCGTTATATCCTGTCTCACCAATTGACTGTTGCAAATAAGTATCTTGAGCTTGAATAATGAATGGAACTAACTTATCATCATCCACATTGTCCTCAATTGGTGTGTTTTGACGAAGGTAAGTTGTTGATATAAAATAAACTACTGGCGTATACGACATAATCTTTTATATTAAATATAGTTTATTGAAAATTGTTAGAGCACATACTCAATATTATTATCATCACCAGTATCAACTCTACTATCTGCGATCTGTAATGGTTCTTCACCTCTTGTTAAAACTCCTGACTTATCAGCTGATGTATAATCGTTCAATACAATTTTTTCTGTATAACCAATTGTTTCCAACACTCCGTTGATTGCCTCTTCCATTTGGTTTTGTTTGATTGCAACATAGTATGTTTGAAACTCTGCCATTAGTTCTTTTCTCTCATCTGCTGAACCTAAACGACCTGGTTGGAATGAAACCAACTGAACTGGCATTTCGTGAGCTTGTGTGATGTTTTTTTCTACCATCTCTTGAAGTAAGATAAAACGGTCATCACTATCATTTAACTGAATTGGTATCATCTCTGGCTTCTGATCTCCTCCATCACTATAGGTAATCATAATCTTACCAGCATTTTCAGCTCCTTTAAAGTTTCTTTGGAACTCTCTAAAGAATTGGTTTTGTTCATCTATAGTTGGAATACCTGTTGCAAAGTTCAATATGAACGATGGAGCAAATCCTTGACGAACTTGGTTCAAATGGAACTTACCGATTTGATAATCCAAATCCACAAAATTGATTGCTGTTGAATAATCAGGAATTGGATACAAAGATGTTGCAGCAGGGTTTGGTTCAATATAATAAATTGCTTGTCTTCCTGTTCTATCTTTTGGGTCAAATCGTTTGATGTATTCAGGTTTGTATTCTTCTTTTTTGTATTGTCCCCAATCTTTAGAATACCAATAGTAATCTGCTTCTTCTTCAGTTTCTTTAAGACCAATTCTTAAGGTATGGATTGGTAAGTAATTTATATCAAAAGATGTTCCCTCACGATTCCAAATTACTTCAATAGCAAAACCTCCATAAATCATAAAATCCTTTGCCAAATACAATAACAATCTCTCAAGGTTATTCTTTTTAGCCCATTCATTTAACTTGGCATCAGTTAATGGTTTGTATCCAAAACCAGCAGTCATCTTTGTTTTCTTATTGATAATACTTTTATTCAATGGACTACCATAGTTATTGTATAATTCCAATAAGAATAAAGGATAAAGATTATCAGCACCGAAAGATAAAAAGTGATAATCACCTTTTTTCTGATACGTGTAGATAGGAGCGACATACGCCTCGTTAAATTGAAATAACTTTACAGGAACTCCCTTTTGGTTATTTGGTTCTTCAATATTTTTACTTATTTCCATAATTATTCAAATACATATTGTTGTGGATTTAGGTTTGTATAGATTGTGTCTGGTGTCGCACCTGATCCTGTTATTGTTGCTAGTCC